TGTGAAATTTACTGGTATGGTTTCGCCGACAGACTTCGATCTTAGAGCAACTATCAAATAGTCTATATCAAAAAACGGAAGATTATCTACAGACACATCGTTATCGACTAGACAGTTATTGATTACCTGCTTTGTCGTTTCGATTATTTCGTTCGTATCTTTTGTCTGCGCTGCGATGAGAAGCAGCTTTTCTTCTTTAACAAGAAACGGCCTAATTCTTACAGATTTGCCATTTGAAGGCAAAGTCACTGTGTATATTGGCGTATTGATTTTAGGTAAACTCATAATGTACTAACCCTTTTTAATTATCTATTTGGACCTCTGACAGGTTGATTTTCAGGAGTCAAGAATGTTGGAAGCCAAGTACCTGAATTTACTGTACTTGATGCACCTTTGACTAGATCGTATGCTTCGAAGAATTTAGGATCTAGTGTCTCTCTGTGCCATCTTTTATATGTAAAGGCCACAGTTAGTCGGTTAAAGTTGTCTTCTGCCCAGTTTACAGGCATCGGATTGACAAGAATTGGCCAAGCTTCTTCAAATGTGAACTTATATTGAGCACTCACCTTCTTAGCAGGATCACGACTTTCTGCCGAAACTCTGTTAGGACGATCTGGATTATTTGTGCTTGAGGTTTCAACCTCGCTCATTTGAAATAAGTCTATGCTGCAAATATAGTCTTTGCGATAATTGAAATTGTAATTGTTTGAGGGATTGATAAGTTCCATCCAATCGTCAAACATCTGTCTTTCTAAGAATAGGTCTCTAACCAAGAAGGTTAGGTTCAAATCTTCATAAGTTGTCTGATAAGGCATCTTGAAGCTTGGACCGTAGTATCTAACATCAATATTCATAAAGCCGCGGCCTGGAAGCTCTGCTGCTTCGCAAAGATACGATAAGTCTCTTATGACAGTATTGTATACGCCTCTACGAACTATTTTACTAGGTAGAGAGTTTATTCTGACAACAAATCGATTGGCTTTAGATGGCCCACCATTTCTAGATACCGCTGATGTATATTCTTGTAGCCCTAAAAACTGTGGAGGATTTGTAAAAACTGTGCTTGCCATTTCTTAACTCTTTGATACAAACAACTGAACAGGTAAGTTTATAGCATTTACCCATTCATTTGCTGTGATTTCTATAAATTTGCTTCTAACATGACCATACAGATATCTCTTGATACAAGGGCGCATTAAACTGTTCAATTTTCTTGTACTAGAGAGTAGATCGTAAGACAGTCTCAATTTAGTGGTTTCATTATATTTGTTGTTAGTGGTGTAGTCCGTAAGTCTATCAAGCAAAAGCTGACGTTCGCCCGGAGCAAGATAGTGTAAATTTAGCCCTAAGAAACCATCAGAATATCTTTCAATTGGAAAAACTAATGGAAATCTATCGTAAACTGGTAACTTATCTTTGTGTTTTGGATCGTAGTAGAAGAAATACATTTTTCCGACGAAAGTTCTATCTCTAGCTCTCTCGTCATTGTTAACTATGTTTCTTCTGTAACCTGAGGCCGATTTAGCTTTGTTCATAAACCAGTCTACAGAGGTCTTTTCTTCTTTTCTAGCCATACCCTTATTTATTATTCTTTCCAAAGATTTCGTCTTCTGTCAATATCTTAAATTCCCAACCTCTATCTAAGCAGTATTCATTCGCTGCTTTCCATTTTGCTGAGTTTTTACCCCATTCGGTAACCTCTTTGATGTAAGTTTTTGTCACTCTGCTTTTCTTTTTGGGTTCTTTTGTTTGAGATTTCGGCTTGACCTCTATCATGTATGTTTTCTTAGACCCATCTTTAGTCAATACTCTAATAACAAAGTCTGGAAAGTATCTGTGGATTTTGTTGTCCAGAGGAGAAACATATGGTATAGCAATCTCTTCGCTTCTCCACTCTAAAACATTAGGGCTTTCATCAAATTTGACCATACATTTGCGTTCCCAAAGCGAACGATATATGATGTTCGTGGGGTCTCCCTTATATTTTTCTGGGTTTTTAGGGTTAAATCTGCCTTTGTAAGTTTGCATATAAATATATAGAAAACAAAAAGGAATAGTAAATGGCAACGCCAGGAACACAAGGTCGCCCATCAAATGAAGCCCATAATACTACTCGACAAGTAGATTCTGGCCCTGATAGCCAACAAAACGATGCTACAGCTGGAGACATTCCTGAAGACTATGGTCTTGGTCAGTCAGACTATGACTTCTATTACAGAACGTTTCCAGAAGACTTAGGCGGTCAAAGCTATAATAGCCATTATATGGTCATAAACATCAATGTGCAAACGCAGTCTAAAATGAACAGCGTTGGCAATATAGGTTCAGGATTGAGAAGAATAGCTACAGCACTAAACAATGAACTCTCAAAGACAGATGCTCTCAGATACAGAATTGACAAAAATTTCTACAATCAAGCTGGCGAATCTTTAGGACAAGAACCTAATATCAATGTTAGTATAACAGATCCAGGATCAACAAATATAACCAGACCTCGCTATACACGACGAATAAAAGAATCAATAGCACTGTATATGCCAAATGCTGAATTGACATTCAACGATACACACGACTTTGAAAATATCAGTTTGACTAAGTTTGGTGCTGCTATCGCCACTGGCGGCGTGCAAACTTTTGCCGCTCTCATAGGCGGTATTTTTGGTGGTGCAGCTGGAGCCGCTGCTGGTGCCGGCGGAGCTGGCGCTATTACAGATTCTTTAACTGGAGTAGGACAAGCAGCACAAATTTATGGTCGACCAATCAATCCTAAAGTAGAAGTTCTTTACGCTAACACAATGCAAAGAGAACACCGCTTTGACTTTATTTTCTCGCCTTCAAGCCAAAAAGAATCTGAGTCATTAAGACAAATCATAAGAACTCTGAGATATCATGCAGCACCTGAACTATCTACAGGCACAGGTTCTTTCTTCTGGATACCTCCTGCTGAATTTGACATAACATTCTTCCATAGAGGCGAAGAAAACACTAGAATACCTAGAATAAACACTTGCGCTCTAACACAGATCGATGTATCTTATTCTCCTAACGGAACTTGGTCAACTTTCCAAGATGGCTATCCAACACAAATCAGAATGCAGTTAGCTTTCCGTGAAACTGAGGTTACGCATAAGCTTCGCGTTCTACAAGGATTCTAATATGGCAGAGTTTTTCGATAAGTTTCCAAAAATCAAATATAATCTAGACACAAGAAGTAATCGTCTAAAAGAATATGATTTTCCAATGGAAATATTGGTCCGAATTGGATTTTATTCGGAGTTATTCAATAATGTCTTCTTGTATTATAACTATGTGATAAAAGATACAGACAAGCCTGAAATCTTAGCTGAGAAGTATTACAAGGATCCAGAAGCTCACTGGGTAATTTTGTTGACCAATAATATGTTAGATCCGTTTTATGATTGGCCATTAACAGAAAACAACTTTCAAAAATATATCATCGAAAAATACGGCACTCTAGAGAATGCAAAAACAACTATCGAAAGATATGAAAAAATAGTTAAAACGGTAGATAACACAACAAACACTGAAACTATAAGAAAATATGAAACCACTTTGCCTGAGTACAACTTCTTAACTGATACAGATCTTACTGGTATTCAAAAAACTTTACCAAACGGCAAAATAGTAACAATATATACTTATAGAAACAGAGTGTATGCATATGACCATGAGTTTGAACTTAACGAAAAGAAAAGAAACATCAAACTAATAAAATCTGAATACTATCCACTTATTAAGTCTGAGTTTGAAGAGTTGATGAGAAAAGCTAGAGGCGAAACCACAGTAGGCACAAACTTGAGAAAAAGACTGTAAAATATGGCCGAGAATGACACTAAGCAAGAACTATATCTAACACAATTAAAAACAACAATTGATATAGGAACTGTTGAACTTACAGAAATAAATGTGACAGAGGTAAATTTAACGGAGAGTCTGTTGACTCCTGGTCTACAAACTAATGTCGTTGTGCAAAATAAGCTTTCTAGCAATCAAGATATACCAAAACAAAAAAATCTCAATAACTTTTATGCAAAACCCATTAAGATCAATGTAAAAAGACCTATAATTGATTCTTATGCGGGAGGAAAAGATTATTCGGAGCTTGAAGTTTACCAAATTATATACAGATTGAGTAAGCGCAGAAGACTTAACTATGACGTTGAAACTTTTGAATTAGACGCCTGTGATCCGTCTTTGATAAAAGACGCTAAAACTTTCTTGAGCAAATCTTGGCCATGCTCAACATCAAGTCAAGTGGTTAGTGATATACTAAGGGGATGTATCGGTGCTCCAGAAGTAGATATTGAATCTTCTAATCCAGCTAGAGAATATGTTGCTACTAACATTCATCCGTTTCAAGCGATATATCAAAATTCTGAGGTAGCACTCTCTTCTCAGCAAGATCCATCTTTCGTTCATTTTATGACATATCGCAACGGCGGCACACATCACTTTAGATCACTTACATCATTGGCAAGTCAAAGTGAAGTTTGGCGTTTTGTATATTCTGATAAAGGCTCAGCAGACGCCAGCTATGCAAATCCATTTCATATAATGAAGTATGATTTTCCCTGTGATTTCGACTTACTGTCTGACGTTCTAAATGGTTACGACGAAAACGGTAATGACATTACAGTAATGTCATCGATAAATCCTTTGACAGGAACATTTGGAATGTTTGGTCAGGCCACAGATTGCGGTAATACTCCTTATATGGTTTCAAGTATAACAGGCACAGAAAGCGATCAGGGTGTTTGTAATCCAAACATTGAAAAGTATCTCATCAAACGTAAGCCTAGAATGGCTTTGCTAGATCAAGATAAGATTGCATTGAAACTGACAGTTCCTTTTAGCCCATTTTTACATGCAGGTGATGTAATTGATGTGGCTATTCCAGATAAAGGTCCGTTAAAGGGCGAATTATACGGCAGTGGAAAATATTTAATATCAAGTATGACACATAACATTAAAGCTGGTGGTTTAGGTATCACCACATTAGAGTGTGTGTCAAACACAGTAGCAGCGGGTAAAGTATAACATGTTAGGCAAAGGATATTTTAATCATAATGCATTTCCGGATGAAGGTTTAACAGAACCAGGTCACATTGTCGATCACAAAGAACTTCCTTCTGGTCAAATTCTTTATAAAGTGAGAATACCGAGAAAGCACGGACAGAATGTTTCTGATGATCATCTTGCTTGGATTGCAGCAGAAAATTCTATTTTTGGAGCTATGACTTCTGTAGCTGCGCTCGACAAAGGAACTTTGGTATCTGTAAGACAAAATCCAGGTGAAGGCGGCACAAGTAGAGGAACGATTGTATCGGTAAATAACAACCGAGAAAGTAAAAATCCTCAACTCTCAGGATCATCAAGTTTACCGGGTGTTAACGATAACGTATCAAAATACAAAGGTGAAGAAAGAGCAAAGCCGGTAAATCTTCCTCCTGATGTGCAAGAGAGTGGTGATCCAGTTGTAGCTAAAGTAATAGAAAAGGGCCCATGGAGTTTAGCTAAAGCAGATGGTCTACTAAACAGTTTGACGGCTTCACCGATATTTGGTTCAAAAGTTCCTCAAGTTCAGAATATTTCTACTGCCATAGATCAGGCAGAAGCTATATTATCAAGTGCAATGATGGGTTCTTTGCCGGGGCTAAACTTCTCAATCGGTAATCTTTTGAGTTCTATGCCGGCTCAGTTGAAAGACGAACTCTTTAAGTCTCTGCCAGATGGTGTTGGAGAACAGTTAGAAAATGTGATGAGTTTAGTTAGAAGTTATACTCCATCTTCTGGCGGCGGCGGTTCTGCTGGTAAAATGGTCAACCCAGAAGTATTTTTCTCTAATGCAGTTAATATATTGAAGTCGGCAAAAAATTCAGATGATATTATTAAGGCCTTACAGCAAATAGACTCGGATGATAGCATCACAGGAATGGATGCACTAGGTGCTATAACAAGCACGATAGAGACACCTTTTGGTAGTCTTGATCAGGTAATAAGCCCAGATGGTGCAATATCTATCATTAAGTCACAAGCTATGCAGGCTGCCGAGAAAGCATTTGGCTCTTTATTGGGCCAAGTTAAAGCACTTGAATCTATCTCGGATCAATTAGGTCCAATGTTAGATAGATTTGCTCCAGAAGTGCGCGCACAGTTCAAGAGTAATCTTGAAGCTATCGGAAATAAAACTATAGTACACGCTGAAACAGAATTAAAGAAATTCTTCAAATAGGAAATTATATTATGGTAGAAACATCAGGAAGCAAATTTACACCTATAACACCGAAGAAAGAGGCTGAACCTAAATTAAAGGGCAATGCAACTCCAAAAAGCGAAAGCCATATCAATACACATAGAATGATTGACCGTAGCGGCAACGAAGTTGAAATGTGTTTTGAAAAAGGTAACGAGTTCATGCGCGTGACTCATAGAACGGGTGCAGGATTTTGTATAAACCCAGACGGGTCAATCAAGCTGGTTTCTCAGAACGGAAAAATGGAGTTTCAGATAAACGGCGAAGGAATGATCAACGTTTCAGGTAAGTATGACTTGATAGTGAAGGGCGATGCTACTATTAAGTGCGAAAAAGCTTATTGGACCGCAAAAAACTTAGAAGTAAATGTGAGCGAAAATACTACTTTCAATTCAAAAAGTATCAATCTAAACGCTTCTGACAAAATGGACTTGGTTTCTAAAACTATGACCGCTAAAGTTGCTGAAAATGCTATGATGACGGCCGGCGGCGAGTTCAACATAGCTTCCGATGGTGCTATGAAAGTTGGTTCAACCTCTGGAAACATGATAGCCAAAGCTTCGACCAGCGTAAAAGTAGAATCTGGAACATTCATGGAAGTAACATCCGGAACCACTATGAAAACCGAATCTAAGTCTTCTATGGAGACCAAATCTGGATCGACAATGAAAATAGATGCTGCATCAACAATGAAGGCTACGGCTTCTAGAATTGACCTAAACTAACGCATTTCAAGGTAAATAAATAAAGCTATGGCAAGCATAACATCAAGAGCAAAAGACTATAGTGATCTAGATTTAGATTTTACAGTGCATCCGGTAACTAAGGATGTAGTCAAGAAAATTGGACCTAATGCAGTTGCTAGATCCATACGAAACTTAGTATTGACTAATTTTTATGAAAGGCCCTTTCGTTCGTTCATTGGTTCAAATGCACAGAAAATGCTGTTTGAAAATATTAACCCCATTACAGCAAATGTATTACAGGATCAAATTAGAGATGTTATCTTAAGTTTTGAACCAAGAGCGACTATATCTACCATATCTGTAACTCCAGACATAGATAATAATGGATACACAGCGAGAATCGTGTTTACAGTTAATAATAGGCCAGAACCATATACAACCACCATTTTCTTAGAGAGAATTAGATAAAGATGGCAACTCCATTTAGAATTTCTGAACTAGACTTTAATAGTATCAGACAAAATTTAAAAGACTATCTAAAAAGTCAGACAGAATTTTCTGACTTTGATTTTGATGGTTCAGGTTTATCTGTTCTTTTAGATATTCTAGCGTATAACACACACTATATGGGCTATTATCTGAACATGGTCGGCAACGAAATGTTCTTAGATACGGCTCAGATTAGAAATTCTGTATTATCTCACGCAAAGTTGACGAATTATATTCCACGCTCACGCTCGGGTTCTGTTGCGACTGTTAATGTGGTTGTTACGCCGCCTGGTGGAGACACCGAGTCTGCTCTTGTTCTTCCACAGTTTACTAAATTTGTTTCTGAACCTATCGACGGAGTAAATTATATATTCTCTACTACTGAATCGCTTATAACTTCAAAGTTAGATGGTAAATTTACTTTTAGCAATGTTTCTCTAAAGCAGGGCGAAACAGCAAACTTGTATTTCACAGTAGCAGAAAACAATAGAAAATTTACTATTCCTTCTGCAAACGTAGACACATCAACAATAACTGTGGCTGTTCAACAATCGTCTACAAATACATATACAACAAAATATACACAATCGCAAGACTTGACTGAAATAACTGCCAATTCGACGGTATACTTCTTAGAAGAATCGCCAAATAATGAATACACTGTTTATTTTGGTGACAACGTTTTAGGTAAACAACCAGTCAATGGCAATATTGTTATAATTAGATATCTTGACAGTTTAGGAGCAGAATCTAATAAGGCAAACTCATTTACTAATATATCAGCAATAAATGGATATTCAAACGTTCAAGTTAGTTCAGTTTCGCCCGCAACTTCTGGAGCAGAAAAAGAAACTATCGGTCAAATTCGTTTTAGGGCCCCAATTCATTACACAGCACAAAATAGAGCCGTGACTAAGAAGGATTATGAAATTCTATTAAAGAAAGATTATCCGAATATCACTGCTATTTCAGTGTGGTCAGGCGACGAGAATATTCCTCCTGTTTATGGTAAAGTTTATATTTCTTTGAAGCCGGTTTCAAACTATGAAATTACGACTGTCGAAAAAGAAAGAATTATAGACGATATCATTTCAAATAGAGGAATGCTAACAGTATTTCCTGAAATCGTAGATCCAAACTACATC